AGGGCATGCCTCAGGTCGATTACTCAAGTCCTGACGCAATGCAGCAGTCACTGAGAGATATTCAGCAATACACAGATAATTATAACCAGCAATATAATATTGACATTGGAGTAAAAAAGCAGGAAGCATCGCAACAGCAACAAAACATGCAAACTCAGGCCCCGCCTCAGGCTCTTCAGGCGCTGCAATCAAACCCATCATTAGCAGCTCAGTTCAAAGCTAAATACGGATATCTTCCTAAAGGGTTTAAATAATGGCTAATTTTTTTGACCAGTTTGATTCAGGCCAGTCACAATTACCTAAGCCAAAAGGGATGTTAGAGGCTGGAAATATAAACATCCATAACCGCCCTGTTGTACACAATCCTGATGGAACAATTAGCACAGTTCGCACTATCTCTATCAATGACGGAACGGGAGAAGTTCTAATTCCTACAGTCAGTGAAGATGGGCGAATTATGTCAGACCGTGAAGCAATGGACACATACGGCAAGACGGGCAAGCACTTTGGGAAATTCGATTCTCCGGAAGATGCTACGGCTTTTGCACAGAATCTACATAACGAGCAAGCTCAGGAGTATGGGGCACAGGAAAAATCAGGCGCCAACTTCTTTGACCAATTTGATCAGAATCAGCCTACTCAACAACAGCTAGCGCAGCCACAGCAACAAGGTGGATTCCTGTCAGACCTTGGAAATGCTGCAGCAGAGACGGGCCGTGGTTTGCTTCAGGCTGGCGTTAACCTGGCAAACATCCCTGCATCCATGGCTGATGCTGTAGTTAGTGCAGGGGCATGGGCTGGTAATAAGCTTGGTTTAGGAGACGGAACATATCAGCCAGCTCCACGAGTCACGACTGAAGGTCTTGCTCAGGATATGGGGTTACAGCAAGGGGCATTAACCCCTCAGACTACCGAAGGTAAAATTTTCGCCGAAGCTTTGCCTTACCTCACACCTGTTGGAGCAGAGAGAATCGCCACTCAAGCACCAACCATTGCCGGGCGAGTGGCGCAAGGAGCGTCACGCTTACTGGCGGAAAACGCCGTGGGATCTATGGCTGCAAATAGTGAGCAGAATGACCCATCAGCACTGGCGACAGACCTTGGCACTGGAGTTGTATTGGGTGGTGCAATTAATCAGCTAGGTCGAGTCGCAGGGGCTGCATATCGAGGTGTTAAAGGTGCTATTTCACCAGAGGCACAACAGGCGATCCGATTCGCTAACTCAGCAGACGTTCCGCTGCATACAACTGACGTTCTTCAGCCTAATTCCCGCGTCGGCCGCATGGCTCAAACCACAGCGGAAAATATTCCTTTTGCTGGAACAAGCTCCATGCGTGCCAATCAGCAGGAGGCGAGAAGCCAGTTAGTTGATGAGTTTGCGTCTAAATTTGGTGAGTATGATCCATCAATTGTTGTAGGAAGCCTGAAATCAAAATCATCTGGTATTCGTAGGGCGGCTGGTAACAGGCTAGAGCAGGTACAGAGTGCAATGGCGGGAGTAAATATCCAGCCTAACAGAGCTATTCAGCAAATCGATAAGGAGATCGCGGACCTGCAAAAGCTAGGAGGCGCAGCTGATACAGAAACAATCTCTAAGCTCAAAGTATATAGAGACGAGCTTTCAAGAAATGCCGGAGCTAGCGGACCGATGGCGATGGACCTCTCGCAGTTAAGCGCTCTGCGCAGCCAGTTCAGACAGGACGTAAAGGGAGAGCGGCAGGCGTTAATAAACAGGTCAGAGGCTGCAGTAAACCGTGTATATAGCGCCATGACAGGAGATATTGACAATGCCATAGGTACAAACCTTGGCAACGATACTCTTCGGCGCTATAAACAAGCCAATGCCATTTACGCAGACGAAGCAAACAGGCTTCAAAATACCCGTCTCAAAAATGTAATTATGAAAGGCGACCTGACACCCGAAGTTGTCAATAACATGCTTTTCAGCAAGAACAAATCTGAGGTGCAGAATCTGTATAACTCAGTAGGTCAGATTGGCCGTGCACAGATGCGTAACGGCATCATCGGCAAGGCTATGGAGAAATCAGGTGGTTCTCCTGACCAGTTCCTGCGACAGGTTAACCTGATGTCTAACCAGACAGGAATTGCTTTCAAAGGCCGTGATGCTGCATATCTGAAAGGGCTGAAGAACTATCTTGAGTCAACGAAGAGGGCGGGGCAAGCAGGTGTTACAACTCCTACTGGTCAGCAGGCTATTCCATTCATCATGGGAATAGGGACTGTGACAAACCCCGCTTTGTTGGGAGTGGGTGGTGGTTATGGGTTGCTTGCGCGGATGTATGAGAGTGAACCTGCGCGTAATGCAATGCTTCGTCTTGCTAACACTCCACGCGGCTCTACGGCTTTTGAGAAAGCATTATCTGATATTGAGCGAGTTGTTAACTCATTCGCTCAGGGTGCAAAATCCGAAGCCTTAAGCGAATAAAATCTTACCCACCACAAGGCCGAAGATTAAGAAAGCAAAGTTCAGTAAGTCACGTTCCATAAATCCTCCAATATTTTAAAGATTATAACCAATCATAACGCAAAGTCTCGCAAGTTAACTCTTGTGCGGCTTTTACTCGTCTGGAGCAAATGAATGGCTGACGATATTCAGAATATTTTAGTAGGTATGCCAGTAACACCGTATACGTTAGCCAGGTCATTCAAGGCTATTGCAAACGGAACGGTGTATATAGGCGCAAAATACACAGACCCAACCGTTCCATCAAACCAGATTCAGGTCTATGTTGAAACGGAATCAGGAACTGTAATCCCTGTTTCTCAGCCGCTTATAATCAACAGCGGTGGCTATCTTGTCTATAACGGTCAGATTGCAAAGTTCGTTGTATCCGACGAGTATTCTATGGCTGTGTACGATGCCACAGGTGTTCAGCAGCACAATTTTGCAGACGTACTGAAATATAACCCGAATACCCTTCGTGATGAGCTGGCACAGAGCGATGGCATGAAGCTCATCGGGCAGAAGGTAAACTACGGAATCCCTGTAGGTTCATCACTTACTCAGGGGGTAATGTGGTTATTTGACAAGATAAAAGGATATCTGCGAGTTGGTGGCTCCGATCTGGAGCCGCTTGATGACGAGAAGAACTTCTGGCGAGGACTTCCATCTAGAAACTCATGGGGAAACCCAGCCATGATTGGCGACTACTCCGTATCTTTTAACAGAAACGGTGCGTCATTCGCGGTATACACCACAACATTCGGGCATGACTGCGTTACGTATGGTGTCGCATCGCTTGCTGGCGGTGCAGGGTGCGCCACTGGTAACCCTGATGATATTACCTCTCCAAACGCGGAAGGCTATTGCTCATTTGCGTTTGGCAAGAATGTTATAGCTCTCGGTGCTAAATCTGCAGCCCTTTGTGAAGAGGTAGAAGCAAAATCGCGCGCATCATTTGCCGCAGGATATTTCACTCAGGCCAGGGCTGGATTCACATCTGACCCTGGAGGGGTGGCAAGCGATGGCATTGGCGCAACGGCGTTAGGTTATTCCACTCGCGCGGCAGGAGATGGGGCATTTGCCGTTGGTCGTTATTCCCAGGCGTATGGCGGTGCTATCGTTATAGGCTCCGGGATTAACTCTGGTAACCCAGCGATAAACTCAAGTACGAAATCAGTAGCCATTTTTGCCAACTCTGTCATTCCTGCAATAACAGCAAAAGCAGCGGGCGGTGGTGTTAATGATATGCCATTCGTTGGTATACACACATTAGACCCCAAGGAACCACTGGATGTTGCCATGCCTACCGGCACCAATGCAGCTTTCAGGATTACAGGAACTGGTAACGCCAAGATAAAACTTCAGGGAACCTCTAACACTGGAACTTCGCTTGATATTGCATCCCTGGAATGGACAAGTGCAAATGGCGGGAGTGCGGTTGGAACATTGAAGATCAACATGAACAACGGAGTACAGAGCATTGAACTATCAACGGATGGAATGGTGGCTCTGAAAAATGTTAAAACACTGGCGGAAATATCCGGTGCCCCTGCGGGCACCATCTATAAGGATGCGTCAAACTTCCTAAAAATTGTTGTTTAAGAGAAGTCATCGCCAAGGAAGGCGGTAAGCAATGCTTCCGCTATCACCCTGTGACCAAAATCACCCGGGTGATTTACCCCATTTCCCGTTATTGCCCATATGTTCTTGCGCTTGAGAAGCTGGTTCCACACATCTGTAATATCTATGAAGGTAGTGCGCTCATATTTTTTTGAGAGTCCACTCAGTCCCTTTCTGTACCCGTCAAAGTATTCTTTCTTAGGCAATACCCACTCTGGGTTTGGACGTGTTGCCGACATTAAAACGATTCGTGCATGCTTATTTTTGGCCTTAATGTCTTTAATAAGTTTTTCAATGTTAGCAACGAATATTTTAGGTTCTATATCATTGCTATCGTTCACGCCAAATGCAATTACATAAACGTCTGAATCAAACTTTAGCATTCGACCAGTTTCATCGCTAACTGCATTAGCACTGTTCCATCCAGGTACAGATGGATTGTACCACTGCACATCCCCGCCACGAATCATCGCAAGGTACGCTGAAGTAAGGTCAGCAAAAGGTGGCTGATTTGGCGCGGAGTAGTTCCCTGTAGCATTGGCTCCAAACGTTATGCTATCTCCGAAGTAAGTTATCTTTAAGTCTTTCTTATCTTTAATTATTTCCCTCAGATCTGTAATGCTGCCACTCATTAAAAGTCGCATGCTTTCATTTTTTTTGTATGAAACAGACATCTGATGGAATGGATACTCAAGAGTTACTCTTACGTTAAAATCTTTATCTTCTTTCTCCGGCTTGCTGAAACCAACAGGAGCAAGGTCAACAGTTGTTGAAGAAGGGAAAGACACTTGATCGCCATGGACGGAAAAATCTTTCCCGGCGACTAAAAGTTTCCCGGTCATCTGATTAAACATCATCACCGGACCTTCAGGGGTAAAAAGCAAACCTTCTTTCTTGTACTCCTTTGATGCATAAACCATGTCTGAATAAACATAATGCCCACCAAAGAATGAAGGATGGATGTTAAATTTATTAACGACATAATTGCTGCAAGAAACATCATTGCATGTCGTGTATTTATCAGCCAGCGCTGGAAGCTCCGCGCTAGCGGAAAGAGAAATAAACAGGCATGTAAGTATCTTTAAGTGTTTCATTTAGCTTTTCCGTATGCTTTTTTCTTTATCCAGCCATTAACAGGCTTTTCAATGAGTTTATAGCAGGCAAGGGCGATAACCTGACAGTAGACGTAATAGACGATAACATAAGGAACTACGCTTACTGTCTTATCAAGGCCAAGTTGCGTCCAGATAAACAGAAATACCGGCGCTGAGATACCGTGAGACAGGTACAGGCTATAAGATGAGTCGCCCAGTAGCAGGAAAGTGCGATTGTGAGGAATAACCCCTTCAAGGCTCAGCGCCGACCAGACAATTACGAACGCCGGGATGCCCCATGTCAGCAGTCTGGAATAAACGTTATAGGCAAAAACACCCGAGTTAGCGAACGCAAAAAGCGGGAAGAAAGAAGCTATACCAATCCACGCCAACCACTTCGGCAGGACGCATCCTGCTGAGTACATGCGGTAAAGATACATGCCGAGGATGAATTCGATAAACATCTGGCTGGACAGCGTTACCAGAACCTTACTTTCGCCGTGAGCCAGTGCGTTACCTGCACCAAAAACTACCAGGGCGCAGACTGAATAAAACTCGAGTGAGTTTGCTTTTTTAATGCCAATCGCAAGCAGCCCGGCGAGTAAAAAATAAAATAAGAATTCAAACTGCAAAGTCCAGCCGATACCAAGGATTGGAGGCTTATCGAAGTTCATGAACGTCATCGTTTTGATGATCCACATGAGGTCTAGTCGCGAGCCGTTGAAGATATATGCAAAATCTGCAGTAGGCTGGGATATAGCACCAGAATCAACCAGCCATGATATGAACACCACTACCAATGTTGCGACAAGGTACAAAGGCCATATGCGGGTTATGCGGCGCTTTATGAAACCCAGCGGCGTTAATTTTGGCGTCATGCCATCCTTATAGAGCCCGCCGTAAATGATGTAAGGCATGATAAAACCGCTGATGATGAAAAATATGTCAACACCAACACCACCAAGGTTTGTGATATGTGGGGTGATGCCATAAACGGCAAGGTTTGCATGAGCATAAATCACGAGGAAGGCGGCCAGAAACCGCAAATACTGAATGTTGGCAATCATCATCAACTTTCTTATCTGTTAAAAGGCGAGTGATTTTAACAGTTAAGAGGAATCTGATCATTCTGTTTGCAAAAGCGACTTGATCGGCATCACCGATCGATAATACTGTATGCATATACAGTAACTATCGGAGGTGAGTTATGGGATTCCCGAGTCCAGCACAAGACTATGTTGAGCAGCGCATATCGCTTGACCAGCGCATCATAAGCAGGCCAGCGGCTACGTACTTCATGAGAGCCGGTGCTACGCATTATCGTGAAGGAATCCTGAGCGGCGCTCTGCTTGTTGTCGACGCTTCATTGAGCCCTTGTGATGGCTCATTACTGGTGTGTGCATGCGAAGGTGAGTTCAGGATTAAGCGATACAGGACGAGCCCGAAACCGCATCTTGAAAATCTGGAGAGTGGTAAGCGTGAGGCGTTGCCGGACAAGAACGATGCGTCAGATACATCGCGTCCGATGTTCGGGGTAATCACCTACATCATCAATGATGCGCGTTCTGGTGAGTTTGATGATTGTCCGGTTATGTGATGGGGAAAGATCATAGCTATACCTTGCGATATGGCTATGCACTCTCTGTGTCACAGATGTGTCATGAATGGATGAATCATAACGAAACGCAGAAGCATGTAACTACACATAATGACACAAACCACGTGCGAGCGCGGAAAAACTAATGACATTACAGTATGTTAAATAGTACTCTACGTTCTTCTAAGCCGTAGGTCGTAGGTTCGAATCCTACAGGGCGTGCCATTTAGAAACAGGCACTTACGCCAGTTTCAACCCAGCCTGATTTTCTCCTTGTGTCGTATTTGTGTCATGGTTGCCAAAAATGGCATCTATTTTCCGCGCGTGTTCGCTTAAATGGTTCGGCGCCAGGTGAGCATAACGACGGACCATTTCGATCGACTCCCAGCCGCCCATTTCCTGCAACACGGAAAGCGGTACGCCGGACTGAATTAACCAGCTCGCCCAGGTATGCCTGAGGTCGTGAAAACGAAAGTCCTCTATACCCGCTTTTGCCAAGCCAATGCGCCAGGCGCTGTTGTCGTCCACGCGCATTTTCCTGACCGCCGGGGTGACAGTTTTATCCGGCCGCGTCGATGGTTTGGTGTGAACGAAAACCCATCTCGAACTTTTACCAATCTGATCCCTTAACACCCTGCATGCGGTATCATTCAGAGCTACGCCGATAGCCTTGCCCGCCTTCGCGTTCTCCGGATTTACCCATGCAACCTTTCTCTGCATATCTACCTGCTGCCACTCAAGATCAATGATGTTGGAGCGGCGCAGGCCGGTTGCCAGTGCAAATATCACCACTGGCTTTATCGACTCCGGCATGCAGTCGATAAGCCGTTCAGCCTCATCTCTGGTAAGCCAGCGAATGCGCTTGCTGATTGGCTTTTTGGTTTTAATAACCGGTGATGTCTTTATCCACCCCCAGTCATTAGCTGCTGTCTTAAGCAGTGACCGCATGAACGAAAGGTGCTGACTCTTTGTGGCCTGGCTCACCGGTTTCTCAACATACTGTGGTGGCTCCTTTCCTCTGCGGATGGCCGCATCCCTTCTCGACTCCCACACCTGAATATGCTTGCGGTTAACCATCTTCGAAACAGCATCGTAAACCTGCTCGGCTGTGATGGTCGAAACATCCCTTCCTGAAAAATGCTTCAGGAGGTATTCGATTTTGGTCTTGTCGTCATCCAGTGACCGCTTGTGTTCCTTCTCTCGAATCCATCTGATGCAGCACTCCTCAAACGTCCTTGTCGGCAGTTCTCCGATTTTATCCACACGCCACGCTTCTGCCTTTAGCCTGTCGTGCAACTCCTGAGCTTGTTTCTTGTCCCCCGTACCAAGAGATTGTCTAATTCTTTTCCCTGACGGTGTAACGAAATGACAGTGCCACACTCCGCCTCTGAGGGTGATTGACATAAATACTCTCCTTTATGTTCACCCGCGCTCGCGGCAACAGGATCGCGCGGGTCATGTAAATACGCAATACAGGCGACATCGGTTGTGCGGTATTTGTTACCCACCTTCTTTCCGGCTAACTGGCCTGAGTCGATGAGTCTGTAGACGGTACGTGGCGAGGTTATAAGGAGTTCTGCCGCCTGTCTGGCGGTTAGCGTTTTGGCTTCAACCATCATGTACTCCAGACAAAAAGAAACCGCCTTGAGGCGGTCTTATCAGATATGCACAGGCCTCATCGAGTGTGAGGCTGTGTGATTCCATGGTTACTGCTACACAATTGATTCCCATTTATCAGATGCAATCATAAGGTCTATAAGAGTGGGTCATCTATTGCTTTGATGGTCTGGAGTACATTGAAAATCATGCTCTCATCGCCGTAATATGAGCTTCGATCTCCCTCTACGTTGATGTCATCATCCTCTCTGTATGTGTATTCACCTCCTTTGTATCCATAAAACTCCTCGCCACTAACAAGCCGGTCAAGGTATGGGATAAAGTCGGACAGTTTTCCTTCTTCGCTGTTAACAAAAATGCAAGGCTCCGCATAGACTCCACGCCAGGAACCGCAATCTACTGGCTTATATTCCAAGGTCAGATCGCCATGTTTCTTGCAGAATTCACGGAAGCGAGCAATGGTTGGTTTATTCATTATCTATCTCCAATAAAAAACCGCCATTGCGGCGGTCTAGTCGATTACGATTTTTCCTGACTTGATAGCGTCGTAGATAAGTTCTGCTGAGTGCCCATTGCTTGCTGACCCTCGGCATAGCTCTGCAATGGCGAATATCGCCGCCTCTTTCTTCTTATCTGCTTCTGAGCGGATAGGGCGGAATTCATCAGCCCAGAAAGGTCGAGTTGTCTTGCAGTCAAATACGAGCACCTCCTTCCATGCTACTGCATCACCATGAGATTCAGGTCTGTCAGTGTAAGCAACGATAGCCTCCACCCACTCGCCGCCGTAACTGGCTTCTACGCGACAGCCCACAGGAGGCAATCCCTCGCCATCCCATTCTGTCTTGCTGGCTATAAGTGCAGCTTCGTATTGCTGGCGCGTCACTGATCTGTGTGTATCCTCAGCTACAACGCTCAATTTCATATCCACAGTATTAACAATGCACCCCTGCGTACCAACAAGGCGGCCTTTAGCGTTTTGATATAAGCTTTCTGTGCTAGGAGGCCAACCGCCCAAATCAGGCAATTCCCGCAGCAAAATATCAATAAGTTTCACATTCATCTCCTTACGCTAATTTCTTATACATCTACTTGAGTCGGTACTTTAAGAAGCAGAACCGAGCCGTTAACCCAAACCTTCGACCACCTTTCCCTCTTACATCCAGCGCGCCATTAGAATGCGCTTCAACCACTCTGAAATACTCCTCACGTAGATATCCGTATCGCTGGCAGACAATATCTCCTGCCTTGAATGGCTGCTCTTCCGTTAACGCGCCCACAGCAAATTTAGCCATAACAAGCCCTCTGACATGTGAATGAGTGAAGAGATAGCGCTCAGAGCCATAACTCCGACTATGATCCAGATAATTGGATTGGCGTGCATGGTGACTCCGGATAAAGAAAAACCCGCGATGTGCGGGTTTGTTATTTGGCTGGAGGTGAAGGCAGTGGTTGCCAGTGGGTGACTTTAGCTCTGCTAAATCCATACTTGTCGAAAGTAGCGATGGCATAGTCGGTGGATGAGTGTTGAGGTTTATCCATGAACACCATTATTGTGCTACCAACTTCCGGCATCCGCTCACTGCAAGCCACCCAACCATCCGGAATTACAGGAGAGTTGCCATCGTCACCCTGAAGCATGGCGGCGCGGCAGGCGTTCCAGGCTTCGAACTGACCATCAATCCCATCATCACAATAACCGTCAGTTGTCCGTAATGAATCCCAGCTATCGAGAGGCGAGCCGTGCTCAGATTCCCACCATTTTTCAAATACAGAGCGGTCAGGCACAGGTGCCGGAGCTGGAGGCGTGGTGTAAACGGCGATGTGAGTTGAGCTATCTCGATAGGCTTCATGGTCGCTCGATAATCCGCAACTTCCCGCTAGCTCATAAGCTGCTTTATGGACATATCCGTAGGGCTCCGCTTCGCGCGATGCCAGCGCGATACGCAGAGCCGCAAGCGTGTTGCTGTCGTCTACGTCCAGACCAAACGGGATTTCATCGCGGGCAGCTTCCATGTCGGCAATTTTATGCTGCAGCCATTGTTTGGTAATAGTGCTCATGGGTTAGTCCTCCCTGTCAGCCGCTCACGCATCGTCAACTTGCGTGGCAATCTTTCGTGGTCAGCAATTTCAACTACAGTGAAGGCGCATTTGTCGAAGGTGCTTTCTCGCTTATGCTTCAACAATACCGCTTCGCTGTAGGCTGATTCCTTGTCCGTTGCGCTAAGTTCATGCACGTTAAAGCCATTGCTACTGACGTGCCAACCGTGAATCACTGCGATATAACGAGGCATATCACTCTCCTTTACCGGCTGCGGCGGCAAGTTTCTCTTCGATCTCTTTGAGCCTCTCAAGGCGAATAACCATGCCATGAATTACTACTGGCACCTGGTCATCAACGAGGTCGCAAGGTACTTTCAGAGCGCGCTTCCACTCGCGCATTAGGGCGTTGCGCTGCTCTGCAACAGCAACAATAGCCTCAAGTCGATTGATTCTGTTGTCTTTGGCTTCCAGCTCATCCAGCAGCGCCAGCACGGTTTCTGGACTTGAGCAGCGCAGATAGTGGAACCATTCATCCTGGGTATGGTTGTCCGCGCGCGCCCTCTCAGCCGCTTTACGTAATGCGAGTGTGTAGATGTTGCTCATTCCTCATCCTCCAGATCAGATACGGCGTCCATTACATCTGAGCCGCGAATAGTTTCGAATGCTACACAAGCCATTTCAAAGCACAGACGCTCATGCGGGTGCGGAGATTGCCAGTATTTGAAGCCTGGACGATGCGAATAGCCCTGCATCGCATAGAACTCTCCGGCCAGTTCAATGGCGGCATCCACCAGTTCACGGTTTGTCATTGGTTTGTCGATGTTGCTCATTGGGCTGCTCCAGAATTTGGTTTCCAGGTGAATTCAGGCGCGATAATCACATCCATGCATGTTCCGCGCTGGTTATGCTGCTCGAGCATTTCAAGAACGTCAGCGTCATCCTGTGTATCTCCGTAGCTCCCAACAATGCAGAGTAATTCGACTGGAGCACCTAGGTTTTGCAGAGCAATCGTCAACTGCTTTGCTAATGCCATTTTCATTGCTTCATTGCTCATGACTGCACTCCTTTGCGAATTTGGTCTGCGAAGTCTTCAGCATCAGCAGCCATACCAGCGGCTTCTTCAGACATTCTCATGCTTCGGCTACGCAGAGCCTGCTGTCGTTCTCGCTTATGCGCTGCAAACATCTCCACGCCGCTGGCCCGCACTTCAGCCAGGAAAGCTTCGGTCGCCGGGCATTCCTTCCTGATAGCCGATTCGGCCTCTTTTCTGGTAAGAAATCCGCTATTGCCGCTATTGCTGACCATATTGCTTTCGAACCATTCATGCAGTTCACCAACGGAAATATCATCAGGAATTTCAGCACCGGCTTCGTCCGTTGTTCCTTCCAGCCATTCGCGAGCTGCAGCCTGATATCCATGTGATAGGCACACCAAGGCAGCCTGAGCGCCAAGCATGGTCTTATGGAACATCCAGGAGGTGTTGAGTTCACGTGCGGCTCCGTTTAGCAGATAAGCATTCTCCGCAGCCAGTTCTAAGCATCTGGCTTCAAGTGCGGCGTAGTCTTCATGCTTCACCATCTGACCATCTTTGCTCTCATGCCAATCTGATTTGAAATCGTCAATATTGGTATGTGCTGCATAACGTTTCACGCTCATTTCTTCGCCCTCTGGTTTAACCACGCTGTCAGGTATCGATTGTTGTTTAGACGTTCTGCATTCCCGAATGAGTCACGCTTCAGCATTTCTTCGCGTGGGATATCGTTGATGGGTTTGAAGCGGTGTCCGGCGATTAACTCATTGGGAGTGATGAATGGGTCGTAGTAATTTCCGATCATGCTGCTTTCCTCATGTTCGTGTCTCGCTTGCGAAGCTGTGTGACCTTTGACCTGACAGCCGTGTAACCTCTGCCCATCATTTCGGCTATGTCCTTTTGCAGGTAGCCATCACGGTAGAGTCGAGCTAGCGTCTCTTCGTCTTTCGGGCTCCATGGGCTCTGTGTGCAGGCTGTAGATAACGAGTATTTCTGAGCGAGGTAATAGAATTGGGCTAACGTAAGTCTGAGATGGTCTGCTGCGCGGGGCGCGACCATGCGGCCGCACACCGCCTTCATTTCTTCAGGAGTGACGTTTAGTTTTCGCATTGGTTATTTGATGAGAAGAGTTGGCTTTCCGAGCTTGAGTGATGCGCCAGGAATAGTGTTACCGGCCTTGAGTTGATGCTTGATGGCTAACTTGTCGGCCTTAACTGTTGTTACGTATTCAACGTACTCAGTTGGCAGTGAGCCTTCATCTGTGATTTCTACCGACTCGACAGGCGCACGAACCGTTACCTGATGGATGCCAGCACGAATCTTTTTCTTACCCATCATCTCAAGCGAATTCGCGATGTAGGTCATGATGTTATCGACCTTGCTGTTGATTACAGCAGCGCGCTCATTGAGTGCCTTAGCCTCTTCCTTGAGGCGTTCCGCGTATCCAGTTTCGTTCTTACAGATAGCCAGCAATTGCTCAATCTTATCTGTAAGTTCGCCTTCCATTCCTTCCAATGTGTCGGCTATCTCGTCGGCTTCAAAATCGGCATCCATAAGCTTCGCGTAATCGTTAGCAATCTCATACAGTTTGCTCACTGGTCACCTCCAGCTTTGCTTTGCACTCTGCGTAAATTGCTTGCACGTTTTGCTGCAGCTTCATGCCAGCAGTGCGTTTATACGCATCAGCGAAGATCCGCTTAAGGTCATCCATGGTTTCAGCATGAGCCATATCATCGCAAAGCGCCTGAACTTGCTCGATGATTTCCTGCTGGCGTTTCCGCTCATCCTCACGGATATCTTCCTCTGACTTATGCGGCATCACTGGTTCCTGATGCATGCCTTCATCCTCATTGAGAAGGTGAATAGCGTTATCGAGACGCTGTGCTTTAGGCCAGTATTTAGAAGCGCGCTTGACAATGGTCTTACGTGCCATCTCTTCCCAGAACGTTTTCCATGGGCCATTCTTCGCTTTGCTGGTCGCTTCCACTACCTTAATTTCTGCCAGGCTCATTTCCTCCGTCAGGTAGTCACCATCAGCAGTCTTAACGGTGCAGTAACCACCGACAACCTCTCCACGCTCACCAAAGGCGTTGTATTTGTGCGTAGGAGCGCTATCAAGGCCGTTTGATTCATATGTGTCAGCTGAGTACACCAATTTGCACTGACCCCACTTAATGGAACCTGTAGACTGCGCTAGGTGCAGCAATCCCATGTAGCTGATATCGAGGCACACCATTCCGTCACGAGGAACCAGATAAGCCAGCTTGCTTGCCGGGTTCAACGTAATGCCAATGGCTGCGACGTTGATAATCGCGTTCTGTGCGCTGGTAGGGTTGGATAGGGCGGTTTTTGCGAGGAAGTCATTCTTCTGAAAGTACTGAATTGCAAACTGGCTTTCCTTAGCCCATGTAACTGTCTGCTCAGTTAACGCGCCGCAGAATAGCGGCTCCTGCTGCTTAACAAACTCAACGATATTGCTCATGCTGCTTCCCCAAATGTATGACGGCGCAGGAATATGCCGATCGCATACTCAACCTCTACGCGTGGTCTGAATATGTCCCACATAATTTCGCCAGCGAATTCCTGATAACTGCAGTCGTCTTCGCCAAGCCATTCCACAGCTGCTTTTGTGTGGTCGTCAGGTTTATGCGCTTCCAGCATGTTGAGCACTGGCCTCATGTTCGCGCACAGCATCTCAACCTGCTTATCAATCGCTGCATTGTCCTTATCGGAAAAGCTCGCGATGATTTGCTTAATCTCTGTTTTGTCTGTCATCGTCAGGCGCATCTTCTGCATCCTCTTTCTGCTGTTTCAACATGTCCTGCATAAGGCGGACAAAGGCGTCTTCTGACCAGGTATCTGCAATGCTCATGATTTGCGGTACCACGGATGATTGATTGCGGTCTTAATGGCTTCATGAGCCTCTTGCCACATGCGACCATCGCCGAGATAACGAGCGATAACCGCTTTGCTTTGCGCTGCTTTGAGCAGGCTGTGATTTATAACTGGTGACATAAACCCTCCAGGTGCTTACGGGCAGCACGAATAAGACGGCGAACACGTTTGGATAATTCGGATTCAGCGGGATAAAAAGCGGACATGACGCCGCTTCCCGCGAGGCTGTAGTGCATCATGGGATAGTCCTTAGTTTGTTGTGATTGCATGTGGCTGAGCGCTTATTAACGCTCACTCAGATGCAGCTATGAAAAAGCCGCACAGTGGCGGCTAGTAACCTGAATAATCCCGCAGTGATGCCACCCTGGCTATTACGTCTGTAAGATATTTTTCCACTCGGCTTTCTAATTCAAAATCATCAACTATCGTTTCGAGTGTGCGGTCTATTTCTCGCAACATATCCTGTTGCCACTCGATATCTTCGGAATCAGGAATTGGGTACTTTATATTTCCTCCATGCAAAAAGAAGCCCCGACTAGCGGGGCAAATCAGACAACAAGGGGTATCAATCAGAACATCACCTATCGTCTCCTTTAGATGATGTGGTGCGGTATTACACCTAATAGCTAACTCAGAGAATTAGCTATCAGCTGCTATTCAGCTTCATTATCAATATCGTAAATGTCGTGATAGCATTCGTAGCAAAGCTCCTCGACGCCATTTCCGCTATACACTTCCAGCCATAATTGCTTTCCGCATAAATCACATTCAGCCTCATCTTCCATAACTACCTCGCGGTAACCTGTTTACTTGTACGATGACCAGCTGCGAAAAGCGCAACATCTTGCATGCAAGCGCCGGTTTCCATTTGATGGATTTTGTTTCCGAACTCCTTCGCATACATATTCGCTGCATCTTCAATCTTGCGCTTGTACTGGATTTTGCTCTCTTCCGAGTTCCATAACGCGTCCTTCGCTATGAAATAGATCGGCTTAGCGTCTTCGATGCGCTTAGGCGTTTCGTGGGTTCCTTTAGCCTGAATCTGTGCACGACTCAGAGTAGGGCGGTGCATTACTTCTGAGCTTGCCGTAATCTCATTCTGGAGCGCTGCGCGACGCTCACGACGACGACCTGATGCTGAGCCATTGAAAGCTGTTCTGCGTGTCATAGTGACCTCCTGATGAACTTTGTTGATTGCCGCTGGTTGCCAACCAGTGCTGGCCTCAATGCCGATGGCTACGGCTCCTTTCAGCTTTTCAGCAATCCCAAAGTTCACTTTGGTTGTTAGGCTTTTCAGCCTCGTAGATTCATCTCTGAATCGTTGTATGTTCACCGTCCTGGTGAGTAGTGCTCCGTGTTGATGGCTTAAAGATAACTTAGGTTATGATGTGGTGCAATAACTTTATTTATAATTGGTGTTAAAAAGTTATAACTGTGCGATAACTAAAGGAATTTAGTTTTGTAAATTTTGTCTTGAAGGTTATTTTTGGGGTGGGGTTTGGTGTTGTGGGCACTAAAAAGCCCGCTATGTGCGGGCTTTGATTAGAGTAAGACTGAGTACCAGAATACGCGGCCGATTATTTCAACTTCTGATTCATCAGCCTCCTCATCCTCTCGATTGAAACTCCGAATGGTGAGCTTTCCTCCAGGCTTTCGGTAAAGCTGCTTTATCCGCTTTAACCTCTCTTCGCCTGCCCCTGGCTGCGATATTGCGTAAATCTTTCCGTCGATAATGCGTTTGTTGTTAGTGTCAATCGCAACGGTTGTCCCATCAGGTATGATTGGCTCCATGCTGTCGCCCGTTGCCGGGAAACACAAAACTCCTGAACCATCGCTATTAGCCCCAACTTTTCTTAGAGTGGCCTTCGAGAAACGCAGCTTAAACCCATTGTGATCTTCTGCTGTGATTCTTCCATTGCCACAAGCGAACTCAATGTCTTTCAAGTAAGGGATCTCCACCTCATCCTTAGGTAACGGCGTCGAACTATCCCAGGCGTCAATGCTACCCCACGAGTTTTCAGGGGCAATGTTGGATTCATTGGAATCCGTGCGCATAGAGCCGATGCCAGAGCTTAACCACTCCGGTCTTACTTTAAGCGCGTGAGCAAGCTCCACCATCTTCCGCGTCCCATTGGTTTTACCAGAGGACATCTTCTGAATGGCAGGCTGCGATATACCTACCATTTCGGCCAGCTGAGCTTGTGAAAGCCCCGCAGAACTCATGGCGGCATTTAGTCTTTCAGCGAATGTTTTCATGCCATCAAATTTATAACCACGGTTATGCAAAGTAAAATAACAATGGTTATGGACATGCTCGATAACTTAAGTTATGATTAATTATGTCCAATAACCACAAGAGGCAAACTCATGAATTTAGTTATTCAACGAGCCTTGCAAATTGTCGGTAGTCAAAAGCGACTCGCCGACGAGTGTGGTGTAACGCAGCCAGCTGTACACAAATGGCTGAAAGGCGGCCTGGTATCACCAGAGAAAGTATCCGCCATCGTTAACGCCACTGGAGGGCAGATCAAGGCCTATGAGATTCGCCCTGATTTACCTCACCTGTTTCCTCGTCCGAACCAGGCAGCTTAAGTAATACCCCACAACGGACTCTCCGTCCTACGTCGCTGAAAAGCGAACCTCAAACTTCAAATCGCATCAACCGATGCGTAACTAACTATTTAACTAAGGGAAGTATTACAAATGGAAGAATCAATGTATCGCAAGAAAGCAATGCAAATCGAATCAACATTGCTTAACAAGATCGCCGCGTTTGGTCAGTCGAAGCTTTCAAAGCTTATCGGCGTAGACGAAGCACAGATTTGCCGCATGAAGGTGGCAAAGGGAAGGGAGAAGAACAGCTTCTTCAAGACCATGAGCATGATGCTGGCGGTTCTGGAATACGGAATCGAAGACGAGGAAATGGCTGAGCTGACAAAGCGGCTGGCTAGTTATCTCACAAAAGAAAAACCCCAAACGAGCGGTAACTCGTTTAGGGCTTAGGTCACTGTGTTACGTCAACACATCTAACAGGAGATATTTTAATGCGAAAGCGTAAAAAGTACCAGGAAAAAGAAGAGATTCGACACCCTGATTCACCTGAAGGATTAGTGAATACAGCTGCCAATAACCGGGCGTTCGCAGAGCGTCTTATTGGCGTTTACAGACTAGCCAAAGCAGGAGTGAAGAATGGGCGTCGCTAGACTTGAAGACTATCGCAAACCTCCCGGCGAGGTTGTGGAGCATCGTGTGGCAGAACTCGACGATGGTTACACCCGGACTGCAAACACACTGCTGGAGGCTGTCATGCTCTCCGGGCTAACCCAACATCAACTACTGATTGTTATGGCTGTATGGCGCAAGACATACGGTTACAACAAGAAAATGGATTGGATCGGAAACGAGCAATTTTCTGAACTAACTGGCATGGCTGCCACCAAATGTTCTACAGCAAAAAACGAGCTTATCAGGATGGGGATCCTCATTCAGGAAGGTCGTCAGGTTGGGATGAACAAGAATATTTCTGAGTGGAAAACGAAGGTTAACCGAATCGGTAAAACATTCACCGAATCGGTAAAACTAACCTTTACCAATTCGGTAAAAGGGTATTTACCGAATCAGTCAAACACAAAAGACAATATTCAAAAGAAAGAAAGAAAAGAAAACACACAGTCATCTTGCGATGACCGCGAACTGGTTAAACCTGAAAAGAGAAAGACTGTTCGCATCAACTACAACGAGTATCTCGAAGCCTACAATGAAATCGTGGGCGACAGATTACCTCACGCTGTAGAAGCCAACGCAGAGCGCCAGCGAAAACTCAAGAAGCTGATTAACTCTCTCGCTACCAAAAACATCGACGGCTACCGGGCATACGTGAAAGCGTTCATGACCGCTGCAAGGCCATTCCACTTTGGCGATAACGACCGCGGATGGGTGGCGACGTTTGATTACCTGCTGCAGCCTAAAGTATTAACCGCAATTCGTGAGGGAACGCTATGAGACAGGATATCGAGGCCAGCGTTATCGGCGGACTTCTCCTGGGAGGGTTAACGCCTGCAGCTGGCGACGTTCTGGCAACGCTTGAACCGGAAGCATTCTCCATACCGCTCTACCGGAAAGCCTTTGAGGTGATCTGCAAGCAAGCGCGTAATCGTAACCTGATTGACGCTCTAATGGTCGCTGAGGAGTGCGGTGATGAGCACGCCACATCCGTGATGATGACTGCGAGGTCATGCCCAAGCGCTGCAAACCTGAAAGGCTACGCCAGCATGGTTTCCGATAACTATCATCGCCGCTTGGTACTGCAGTTGATTAGCGAAATGCGTGACCCTATCGAGAACGGAACCATCGATACATCAGGTCAGGCAATGGACGAACTGGTAAAGCGCCTCTCAGCCATCAGGAAGCCACGTGACGAGATTAAACCTGTGCACCTTGGCGATATCATCACCGATTACACAGAAACGCTTGATAAGCGCCTGCGCAACGGTGAGGAGTCAGACAACCTGAAGACTGGTATCGATGAGCTAGATGCAATCCTTGGCGGGATTAACGCCGAAGACCTGATCATCGTTGCCGCACGACCGGGCATGGGTAAGACGGAGTTTTCTCTCAAGTTGGCAGAAAGCGTGGCAAGCCGCACGTTACCTAACTCAGAGCAAAAACGCGGAGTGCTGATTTTCTCTATGGAGATGAGCGCGCTGCAGATTGCTGAGCGAAGCATTGCCGGTGCCGGGATGATGTCGGTTAGCTCACTGAGAAACCCAACACGAATGAACGACGAGGCATGGGGTAGGGTTGCTGAAGGCATGAAGCGCCTTGCCGGGCTCGACGTTTGGGTTGTGGATGCATGCCGTCTTTCTGTTGAGGAAATCAGGTCGATCGCAGAACGCCTGAAGCAGGAGAATCCTCACCTGTCGCTCATCATGGCTGACTACCTTGGACTCATTCAGAAGCCAAAAGCAGAACGAAATGACCTGGCTGTTGCTCACATCTCAGGAAGCCTAAAGGCCATGGCGAAGGAGCTTAAAACTCCCGTCGTATCGCTCAGCCAGCTTTCACGAGAAGTCGAGAAGAGACCCAACAAACGCCCAACCAACGCAGACCTGCGCGACTCAGGCAGTATCGAGCAGGATGCAGACTCAATCATCATGCTGTATCGCGAGGCTGTGTATGACGAAAACAGCCCGGCTGCACCTTACGCAGAAATCATCGTGACGAAAAACCGCTTTGGTTCCCTGGGCACTGTTTATCAGGGATTCAGAAATGGTCACTTTGTTGGATGCGACCAGACTGAGGCCAGAGCGAAATGCACCGCTGCAAGCCAGCCACAACAAAAAGGCCGGCGATATTCAGGAGCTGATGTATGAACACACGAGACAAAATACTCAACCACCTTGAAACAAACATTCCCACCTCAGCACCACAATTCGCAAAACTCCTCAAATGCCAAAAATCACATATCAACCTGCTACTGCGTGACCTTATCGCAGACGGTCAGATTGAGATTGAGCGCATCAGCAAGAGCGTGAAGTATTACCGGTTAGCATCGCTTCATCATGAACGCACAGAAGCTGTTCTGCGCTATCTGGATGAGCACGAAACAGGGATGGCCGTTGAGATATCTACCTCAACAGGAATCGACAAGCGCCTCGTTACGAAGATGCTTAAGCACCTTCATGAAAACGGTGAACTTCATCGTGACTGGTGCCACAAGAACGCATGGGTATACAGCAAGAAACCAGTGTTTAACTTCGGCGCAGCTAACCCCCTGACTGCATTTATCAACAAGGCATTAAGAGAGGTGAGAACGTGAAAGACCTATCTTCGGCGCTAAATATTGGCCTTTGCTTCATCGGATATCTCTACATCATGTTCAAAACTGGCCAATGGGTTGTAAGTAACGCCCTAAAGCAATGGGATAAACGACGTAAGGATTCCCAAAAGCAAAAAGCGGTCAATGCATTATACGAGGCCTACGATCTAGACAAGATAACCGCAGGCGACACGGTTAAGCTAGCAACAAAGTCAGGCTTGGTGATTATGATTTATCGCCAGGATGCCAACTAACACTCCAGCACGCTGATGGAGAGGAATGATGAACAAGAAGAAAGCAGACAAGTTATTTCAGGAAGCAATGATGGCAGTGCACGAAGCAGGTGAAGACAGAGTTAACTATTGCCTCAGCTTTGTACGTGGCTATTTGGATAGCGTAGGAAAGACCGAGATGCTTCACGAGTGGGATGACGGAACAATGCGCGTGAAGATGACAATTGGCGAGCAGGTTCATTGATGGAGAGGAATATGGACGAATCAAGAAAGCAGTTTGAAGATTGGTTTCATTCTCGATATGACAGTATTTCAATGCCGCCTAAAGACAGGGTTAACTTATTCACCTTCTCATGGGCGGCATGGCAGGCATCTCGCGCAGCTATCGAGATTGATGCGCCAGCTGAACCATTCTACCCGATGCCAAAAGAGAACAGCCCAACTGATCATTACCACTATGGCCGGCAAAGCATTATCAGCAAGGTCCGCGCCGCTGGAATCAAAGTGAAGGAGTGAGTATGAGTACATACGAAGAAATCATGTTAGCCCTGCGATTCTTTTTCGATGTGGAAGAAGATGAAAACGTAAACGAGATTATCGGGCAAGACCATGACCCGATCGGAACCATTGCAGCCGCACTTGACGATTACAGGAGCGTGAAGGGTGAGGAAACTAACGTTTGAACTAAGAAGCCCCATTCATCAGCAGAACGCCATTCAAGCCATACAGCAAGTTTTACCCTCCTACGACAAGCCAATCATCGTAACCATCTCAGAAAGAACTCGCTCAGCAGTCCAGAACAAACGTTTGTGGGCCACTTTGCGCGATATCTCTTTGCAGGTCGAATGGCATGGTCGATGGCTGGATGCTGAAAGCTGGAAGTGCATCTTCACCGCGGCGTTAAAGCAGCAGGACGTTGTGCCTAACCTCGCCGGAAACGGATTCGTGGTGATAGGCCAGTCAACCAGCAAGATGCGCGTCAGTGAGTTCGGAGAGCTTCTGGAGCTTATCCAGGCATTCGGTACCGAGAAGAATGTTAAGTGGTCTGACGAAGCCAGATTAGCACTGGAGTGGAAAGCCAGATTCGGAGATGCGGCATGAAATACCTAACAGAGATTTTAACTGAGCTTCTCGTAATTATCGCATGGGTGCTTGGTGCGGTGCTGGCTAATGGCTTCTGGTCGACGCTATTCAGCATATTCTTCCCGCCATGGGGCTGGTATCTAATAGCTGAATGGGTGCTTCACGGATGCCCTGCAATATCATGAGGATACGAAATGGCTAAACAGCGACGAAGCATCACTCAAATCGCAATGGACAACCTGATATTCATCCCCACCAAACGCTCCAGAAACAAACCCAAGCCAGTACCTACCGAATCAGACGTAACAACCTTCAACTACACCGCGCACCTGTGG